AAAGCGAGGTCAACCATGGTGTGCAGCTTTTGTTTGTTGGACATTCAAAAAAGCAGGAATAAAAGCGATTGTTTCGGGTTATTCACCGAATTGGTTCACATCAAAGTACGTGATCTATTTTAGAGGTAAAAAAAATAATCTGATACCTCAAACGGCTGATGTGGGTGGTCTTTATTTTGCGGATAAAGGAAGAATAGCGCATACATTTTTTATTGATGATTGGGCTCCTGGTTCTTCTGTAGCCATCACCGTTGAGGGTAATACTAACTCCCAAGGGAGTAGGGAAGGTGAAGGATGTTTCAGAAAAAGAAGATTGAAAACACAAATTTATAAAGTAAGTCGATACATATGAAAAAAATACTATTTATCCTTTTGATTTTTATTTGCTCGTGTTCCGGAACAAAAAAACTGGAGAAGTCAAATGTTTCTTCAACCGTAAAAACAGATACTGAAGTGTCAAAAAAATTGGACGAAAAACAGACCGGTTCTGTGAGTGATCAGTCTTTAAAAACTTCGGATAAGAAAACGGATTCTTCGGAAAAGAAGAATAAAACGATTGAAACCCAAACAACTGATTACGATCCAACAAAACCGATTGTCCCGGGAACCAATAAACCACCGGTAATCAAAGAAACGATCCGGATCGTAAAAGAATCTAACGAAAAGGATATTCAGATACAGGAGGGATTGACTGAGAAACTAAATTTGCAAATATCTTATACCAGGGGACTACAATTAAAAGTTGATAGTTTACAAAAAGTAAATAGTTCGCTGCAAAGTAAATCGGAATCAAAACAGGTCCCGGTGAGTAACTGGTGGAAGTGGATACTGGTCGGAATTTGTATTCCTGTTTCAATTTGGTTTATTATCCGATTTAAGTGGTACAATTTTTTGTCTTTTTTATGGACAAGGAAAATGTAGATCTTTATACTGCAATTTAAAACACAATCCTGTTTGCCATTTTGGTTTTGTGATTTTTTCATAGTTTAGAATTTAAGGTTAAGTTGATAAAACTGCTATCGTCGTGAGACGGGGGCAGTTTTTTTTTGTGACCCCTAACCCCTAAAGGGGAATAAGAATTCAGTTTCTGTGTCTTTTTTAGCATCAACAGTATGGTATTTATTTGTATAACTAATTTATACAGATATGCAAAACGAAGCCTCACAAAGTACCGTAACCCTCAATGGAGAACAGGCAAAGCAGGAAATGACAGCCCTGACACAAAAGGCAAATAACCTGCGCATGATGCTCAAGGAAGCCAATGAAGCGGGTGACGGAAAGGCGTTTGAAAAATACAATAAACAACTGAAGGAAACCAATAAACAAATGAATCAAATGGCTAAAGAGGCCTTTGATGTCAAAAAAGTGTTGGATAATCTGTCGGGTGCCGGTATTAAGGACCTGGAAGCGGCTCAAAAAAAGTTGAATGCTACACTGAGAAGTGGGGATGTGAAACGAGGTACTGAAGAATGGAATGAATATAAGGAGCAATTAAAAAAAGTCAGAACTGAAATATCCAATGTAAATGCTGAAACAAAAGCAGGTGCTTCAGGTGCTGAAAAGTTCTCCGGAGGATTCAGACAGATATTCATGGGTGCCATGGCTGGGATTGCAGCATTGACAGGTGTATATATGGCCTTAAAAAGGTTCATGGAGCTACGAATGGAATTGGAAGATAGCAAAGCAAACCTTAAAGCAATAACAGGACTCGAAGATAAAGACATTGAATGGTTGACTACCCAGGCAAAGAAACTATCTACCGGAACTACCGAGGCAGGGGTAAGAATTACCGCATCAAGTAAAGAAATTATTGACGGTTACACGGTGATCGGAAGCAAACGACCCGATTTGCTTAAAAATAAAGAAGCACTGGCATCTGTTACCGAACAGGCATTGACACTGGCAGCTGCCGGTAAGATGGACGTAGTTCCGGCATTCGAAGCGGTGACAGCCTCCATGAATCAGTTTAACCTGGGAGCGGATCAGGCTAATCGGATTATCAATGTTCTTGGTGCAGGTGCACTGGAAGGAAGTGCCGAAATAGCCGATCTCTCTGGATCCATGAAGAATGTCGGTACGGTTGCTGCTAATTCTAATATGAGTTTGGAGCAAACAGTAGCAGCATTAGAAGTTTTAGCAAAAAAACAATTACTTGGAGAGGAAGCCGGAACAAAACTCCGTGGTGCATTGCTTAAAATGAAAGAAGCCGGAGTAGGTTACGTGAGTGGCGCTTTCAATATGCGTGATGCAATAATAGAAATAAATGCCAGGTTAGCTGATAAAACGAAGGCATTAAATAAAGATGCCTATATGCAGAAGGTATTTGGTATTGAAAATATCACTGCCGGCATGATCTTACTGGATAATGTTGATTCATATGATAAACTTACCAAAGCGATTACCGGTACTACAGTTGCCGAAAAACAAGCCGCGATAAATACCGAAACTACATCCGCTAAATTAAAACAGGCAAAGAATAATTATAATGAAGCCGGGATGGCATTGGTTGAGAACCTGGAACCTGCCATGCTTGCTATTACGAATACAGGTGTTGCATTGATTAAAGTTTTTGTCAAATATCCCGCATTGGCAATTGGACTTATATCTGCTGTAGGATTACTTACGTTGGCATATGTTACCAACACGGTGGCTATGATGGTAAACGTATTGTGGACAAAGTTGGTATCCGAAGCTACAACTATTGCTAATAGTAAAACAGTTCAGTTTTTCAAAACATTACTTACAAACCCTTATGTTGCCATGGGAGTCGCTATTGCAGCAGTTATAGTTTTATTTTACAAAATGACAACGGCTCAAACGGATGCTCAAAAAGCACATGAGAAATTAAATGAAAGTTTTCGTTCTGCCGAAGATGCTATTTCTTCAGAACGAGTACAGATTGACATTCTTTTTAATCGTTTGAAAATTGCAAAAAAAGGAACTGAAGAATATCAGACCGCTAAGGATGCAATTATGACAAAGTATGGTCAATATTTAAAAGGATTGGGAGATGAAAAGAATGCTTTGAATAATGTCGCCCTGGCTTATAAAACAATAACCGACGAGGCTGTAAAATCGGCTAAAGCTCGTGCATTGGCTGATTCAACAAAAGTAGCAGCAGATGACTTAGCTAAAACACAAGGGGAATTGAAAGAAAAAATGAAAAAACTCCTTGATGAAAAATACGGCAAGGATAGTTATAATTCTATGAAAATTTATGCGCAAATTGAACCGGTTATTGAATCGGGAAAAGGTGCTGCAGCTTTGAATAAACAATTCGCCAAAGTTTTTGATAAGACTACTACAAAATCAATCGGCGGGACAATAACGTACGAAGAAACTGAAAACGAACTTAAAAAATTATTAGATTTAGGTTTGTATGCTCAGAATATATTTAATGATATAAATAAAAAGGCAGAATTAAAATTTGGAACAAAACCAAAAGCCGTAGCAGTAGAATCATCGAGTAGTAGTGATAATAGTAACGTACCCCCTCCAGATGCTTCAGATCATAAAGATGAACTGGCTGCTGTTGATAAATGGATTATAAAAGAGAAAATAAAATTCGAAAAACGACACTTGGATAATTTGGATAGTGAAGAAATCTATCAAAAGAACCTGGTGAATATAGCTCGAGAATCATTAACCTGGAAAATGTCTATTTATGAAAAAGGAAGTAAGGAATATCTGGACTATAAAGAACAAATTTCTACTATAGACTTGAAACTTCAGGATGATGCCGAAAAAATAAGCCTGAAAGCGATGAAAGAATTGCAGGATGAACGGCTTAATGCAATAGTCCTGTATGACAATCAGGAAAGAGGGTTATTAAATCAACAGTTGGAAGATGGATTAATTGACCAAAAAAAATATGATAATAAAATCCTGGCACATGATAAAGTGTTGGGCGATTTGCGGGTAGATACTGCTAAAGAAAATGCCAACGAGATAAAGAATTTCAAATATAAATCGGATGAAGAAAGACTTGCGGCTACTATTGCTGCCAATAAAGCCATTGAGGAAGCCGAAAAAGGATTAACGGAAGCCGAAAAGAAAATCTATCGTCAAAGTTTAGCGGATAAGAAAGAGATCAGGAAGGAAATTGAGGAAATTGAAAAGAAATACGGCATTGGTACAAATAAAGATAAACGAAAAGAATTCAAAGACGATCTCGATAGATTAAAAAAAGATCATGAACTTGAGATGGCGGATATTTCAAAAACTAATGATGAGAAATTAAAACTTGAAAAAGATTATCAGAAAGCTGTTGCAAAGATAAAACTTTCAGAAGCAGAACAACTGGCTCAGGATATTTCCGATATTTTGAATAAAGCCAGTGATATATCTCAGAAGTTACAGGAATCCGAAACGTTAGCCGTTGATAATAAGTATGCAAAACAATTAGATGCCGCAAAAAAATCAGGACAGGACACCACTGCCCTGGAATCGCAGATAGAGGAAGAAAAAAAGGCGATTAAAAAGAAATACGCTGATATTGATTTTGTAATTTCAATTGGACAAATAATTGCGAATACTGCATTGGCGGTAATGAAATCTGCACCAAATGTTCCTTTACAAATTCTCGAAGGCGTTTTGGGTGCTGCACAATTAGGACTTGCAGTTCAGCAACGCCAGGCAACAGCTAATTTGTGGACCGGTGGTTTTACTGATCCGGGAGATAAGTATGCCCCCAGGGGAATTGTCCATGCCGGTGAATTTGTAGCCAATCAGGAAGCCGTACGAAGTACACCCATTCGAAAAATATTTAATTTGGTGGATTATGCCCAGCGTACAAATACCGTGGCAAGGATCAGCAATGATGATATTGCCCGGGCAGTTGGAATACGGCAAGGATTGGGTAATGTTGGAGGTTCAGCAATGAAATCAACTACCGGTGGAAATCAATCTGTAAATATGGATATGTCCGCAGTTGTTTCTACGATGCAACAATCAAATGCTGTAAATGCAGCGTTATTAGCCGAAATACAAAAAGGAATAAGGTCTGTTAATGTAATTTCAGGAACTTCAGGAATTGCAAAAGCAATTGATGATTATAATAAACTCCTTAAAAACGCAAAAGGATGATTCAATTTTTTGTAAATTTTAAAACGACACCTTCAGAACCTGAATGGCACGAAATACTTCTCCCGGATGATTATTCATTTACCGAAACTGAAGAAAACCCCGAAATAACAACAGATGGTGAGTATACGCTTGATATCACTGTA